TCTGGAAGCCTCTCGGTAGCACGGTCCTGTAGACGACGCGGTCGCCATGAAGCCTGTAGTACGAGGATGATTTCTCATCCCAGGTTCCGTCGTCCTTCTCGAACTCAAGCTTGCTTACAGCGGTGACTGGTTTGTTGCTGAGGATCAGGAACCTGCGGAAGCCGTCGCCGTCGAAATACTCGACTTCGTCTGCATGCTCGCTGAAGTCAGCGCGACGACAATAATCGTTGATCAGCTTCTCCGCTTCAGGTATCACCGTGTTCGTGAGCCAATTATCGAATGCGTCTTCGTCTGCGAACGGCGCCGGCGGGCTTGTTGAATAGTTGAGACTATCCCACTTGACGAGTGCTCGCTTCCGCACCTCAGCTGCGGTTGTGTATGGCAACTGACTCACTCCACAAGCTTACGCTAGTCCCGTAAGAAAATCGGGTCTAAGACATTAGAGAAAGGGGGGCTGGGGGTTATGGAAAGGCCTACGCTGTGAACGCTGTCAAGATTTCGACCGCGGCCTTGTTGTCGAGGATTACACGCCCGAAGGTGTGTGAGCCTGTCACCTTGACCTTTCGGCCTGCAGTGTCACGCTCAGTCTCGATGAGTATGTCGCGCTTCGGCGCAAGAACGCCCGCGTTCTTGTGGATCAAGTAGGCGCTGTATTTGGCCGGTGTACCGCCGCTGGGCAGATAGTTGCTGATGGAGACATTCACGCCCATCAGTTGCCTAATCTGGCCGTCCCGGATCGCGTCTGGTCTAGCAAACGCGAGGCTCTGTGTTCCAGCTATGTCCGCGAGCAGTTTCTCGTACATGGTCGCGTTGATCACTAAGACGCAGTCGCCAAAGTTGACTTCCTTGCCCTGCAATAGCATCTTCCCGAGCGCTTCCGCGATGTAACTTGCCTTGAACGCGGCTGGTGAGTCGGCGCTGTGGTCGACTTCAGGAACGCCGCTGTCAGCGTACAGGACGGTCAGCAGTTCCTTGTCCTCCGCTCGATATGATGCTTGGCCGAATTTGCCTTCAAGTTCGCCGATGACTTGCTCAGTCATCTTCTCAACATCCGCATAGGCCAAGCTCGTGGTCGCTGCGGCTTCCTTCAGGGTGGTGGTGACGGTGCCAAGCAGGCCGGTCTTTGGTGTGAGCGCATCGCCGACATTGCTGAGGATATCTAGGTCGAAGTCCTTCACATACGGCACGGTGACGGTGTCGCCTGCTTCGCCAACGAGAATCTCGCTGACGATGATGAAGTTTCTCAGCCGGCTGGCGGGTGCTGGCGTGAGCCCGATAGGCGCGGTCCACTGTTCCTTCAGGCTTCCCGCTTTGAGCTTCTTGACCACGCTCTCGTGTAGCAGCCTACGTTGGTCGACTTCCATCGTGGCGACCTCTTCGGATGCCACGATTCCCTTGCCTTTCGCTTCAGTGCTGGTTTCTGGCATTTTTTCTTCCACCTCCTTTTCTTGAGGTTTCTCGAGAGGCTTCTTCTCGCTCTCTCGAACCGCCTCCGAACTCCACGGCGGGGTTCGGTCGAACTCCTCGTAGTGGCGGGCTAGATGCGCCTTGACAGCGCCTATGTCCGCGTCGGGGATGTCTGCTCCGCCTCGTCCGCCTTGGATCACGGCCCCTGCCGCTGCCACACCGCGCCACACAACATTCAGTCGGCCGTCGATTATGTCGTGGTGCGGAAGCTTGTAGGCGCCGAAACCCTCAGCGTTCTCGACATCGTACCAGGCGAAACCCTCTCGGTACTTCGCCCAGTCAATGTTCTCCTTCTCTGGCCCACCTGCCCAAGAGCGTAGGCGTCCGTCAGCGGCATCGGCATCCCATTCACGGTCGACGGGAGCCTTGTAGTAACTCATCGCGTGGCGGACAGCGGATTCGAGAAGATGCTTCGGCTCATCAGGCTCGTCGGTTTCCTCGAGATCCTTTCCGGCGCTCCCGGAGGAGCCTTACCTGGCTCTCGAGGGTTGAGACTTGATCCCGTAGTTTCGCGATCTCCTCGTTGGCTTTGCCGATGAGCTCCTGGCATGGCTCCGTCTCAGCAACCGTCTTCGGTGGCTCCTCAGATGGGACAGGCGCAGAAGTTCCTGGTATGGCTACGGTTACGGTCCCAGTGGCATCGACCATGGTTTGGATGCTTTGGGCTTGGTCGGTTTTGGCGGGTTCAAGTGGAGGTGTAGCCTCTTCTTTCTTTTCCATTAAGACACCTCCCTGGTTTCTTTTGGTATCGACCTCAAGTGAGGTCATACCCGGAATGACGGGTGATGTAGGCTCCAACCTCTCCGCGAGCGCTGTACGCGGACGCTCAGTCTCCACTCTCTTCTTCATTACGATCGAGGCCAGCGGGTCGCCTGGTTCGACGCCCGGCGTTAGGAGCGCCAATGCTGTCAGGGCGATGCCGTGCGGATACCAGACGCATTCGTATTGGTCACATACTAGGTCGGCCCACCGGTAGTCGCCTTCGATGCTAACCGCCACGATCTTCTTCGCTTCGATCAACTGGATAATGCAAGGATCAGCCACAACAATCAGTGCCTCAACGCATTCATCTTCGTACTCGGAGTCGAGGACGCGGTTCGCCGGGTATGGTAGAGGGATCTCATGGTTCAGGTTCAGAGGGCCGTGCCTCAGCGTTCGTCCTGCGGCCCGTAACTCTTCCTCCGTGTACGCGAACTTGTTGAGTGATTTTGCTACATGGATGGCGCGGACGCGATAGATTGAGCCAGCTTCCGTCTGCCGTAGGAAGCGAACGTATTCGTCGGGCGCCCATTGGAAACTCTCTTTCAAGCACAGCGGTTTCGCTAGAACACATTTCTGCTCGGTCATGGAAATCCTCTTCGGATCCTTTCCCTAAGACGCTTGATTTCATCAGGGGCCAATAGTTCGTCTAGGCTTGGTTCTCGGAAGCCGTACCGGATCCAAATGAGTCGGTAGAGAAGGGAGTGCCAAAGCCATGTCAGCCTTGTCCTCAGTCTCATTCGGTCTCTCCTTCCTTTTGGTCCTCGGTTGGCGGCTGCTCAGGCTGCTCTGGTTCCTCTTCGACTTCGAAGCCAAACTTGCGGAGCATGCGCCTGACCTCTTGCTTCGTTAGATACTCGATCCCTGTCTGACCACTGATCTGCGCGAGCGTAACAATATCCGCGAAACTCAGCTCAGGCCGTTCCATTCCCCAGTTGAGCGTGACACGATTAGGTGAGACCGTCCACTTCATGCCGTGACTTTCGAGCAGGTCACGATAGATCTCGCGTTCAACAACGCGTTTCAGGAACCTGCGTAGGAAGTCTATCTTCCGCTCGCTGATCTGTTTGGCCACTGTGGCGCTTGCTTCCGTGAACCCAGGCGCCGTGTACAGTTTTACAACTGGAGTCTGCATTCCAGCGATATATTGTGACTCGATGTAGTCGACAAAGCCCTCGAAACGAGCGCGTGGATCAATTACCAGAGTCTTGATATCGAATGTACCCTGGGCGCTCGGATTGAACGCCAGATCCTCATCAGGCGGGGTCTGCTCAATCGCGGCCTTGTACTCCTGCAGCTTCGCGTCGCTCACGCCAGGGAAGACCCACACATTCTTTGGCGCCGCGTACCGCTCGAAGATTTTGGGCATGATAGCTTCCATCTTCGCCTTGATCTTGAGGAAGCTATCGCGCGTGTATCGGTCGTCGACCTGGTAACTCTCGAGGAGGCTACGGATGACCGGCGACCCGAACGCGTCACCATCCTGTGCGTTGAACTTGAAGTGTACAACATCGCTAGGGTCCAGTTCGTTGGTGCTTCCGCCGAGTTGTTGCACATACAGCTGGACTTGGCCGGTGGTCTTGTCGCGTTTGATCTTCCGTATGCTCGTGACGGGGAGAAGCTTCAGACCCACTAGGCCTTTGTTCTCGTCACGGACTTTCTCTAGGAAGCTGTTGCCCGCGTAGACGCATTCCTTCGCGATCTGCATCAGCAGCTGGTCCATGCCGATTTCAGCGTTGAACTCGTCTGCGAGATCCTTCGCACGCGGGCTTTCTGATGTGACGAAGAAGCCGACGCCTACAGCCTGCTCAGCCAAGTAGTCAACAGCGGCTGCGATCGCGGGATCCTTCAGGTACGCGTCGCGGTAGATGCTGAGGCTTATCGCGGCGGCTTCGCCTGCGGCTTTGTGGATAGGTACGATCATGCCCCCTTCGCGTAGGGAGCCTAGGAAGCGCCTCGCTCGTGCGAAGAAACTCACTTGAGATCCTCTCATGCGGACGGATCGTTCTGAGCTGACCGATCACCGCGGGCCGAAGGGTCACGCGGCACCCGAACCGCCACTCTAGGCGGCGGCGGAGCAGTCGCAGCCTTCTTCTTGGGGGTCGCAACCTTCGGCGCAGCCTTCGGCTTCGGCGACTGTTGCTTCCTCAGTTTCCTAATTCTTTCCATATACATCACCTTGACTCGGATCGTTTGACCGGGATCATGCTTCCGCTCGGAGCGGTTCTAGTTGCATAGACGGCCAGCGCGAATGCCCAGAATCGGTCGTCATGCGTGCCGGCGGGATGTGAGAACAGGATCTGCCCTGACTTCGAGAGTTCGAAGCGTTCAACATTGAGCTCTTCGAGGAAATCCAGTTCGTAGGGGAACAGCACGCGCTTCTCCTGCATCATCAGTCTCAGATAGCCGAGGATCTCCTGCTTGGCGGGCGCCGTCAGGATTACGCCCTCGACATTTGGAACGGTCTCTTTCGCTTGCTCGATAACAGCCTCGCCGACGCCTGTCTGATCGACTAGGAAGCGATG